TCCGCGCGGCGGCGGCGGTCGTGGCCCCCGTGCCGCCGTTGGCGAGGGGCACGGTGTTCTGCGTAGCCACTGCGCCGAGGCCCAGGTTGCTCCGCGCGGCGGCGGCGGTCGTGGCCCCCGTGCCGCCCCGGTTCACGGGCAAGACACCCGTGACCTGCGCGCTGTCGGCAAGGTCCAGCGCGATGAAGCCATTCGCCCAGCCGGTGGGCGTCAGGACCCGGATCACGGCCGGCGTGACCGACGTGTCGAGATACTGCGCCCCCACCGCCGCCCCAGTCGGCGGCGTCGCTCGCGCGCCATACCAGACGGACTGAAAAGCCGACAGATCGGCCGCCGTCGTCGTGGCCGCCGCCGTGGCCGCCGCCGCCGCAGCCTCGGTCGCCGCGCGCAGCTCCGAGATGTCGTCCGTGCTGGCGACTGGCCCGATGGTCCAGTCGCTATAGGTGCCCGACCCATAGGCCACATCCGCGACGATCGTCAGCACACCCGTCGCGACGTCATAGCTCGACAGCCGCCCGACCATCGACTGCCCGTAGTCGCCGCCCGCCGCCGCGATCAGGAACGGCACCGGCGCGAAAGCCTGCCGCTGCGACGGCGCCACCGTGAAGACCCGCACGCCGGTGCCGATGGTGGCCTCCGTCGCCGACTGCGCGACAAAGAACCCGAGTTTCGCCAAGTCGGCAATCTGCTCATAGGCCGGCCGAAGCGCCTCGTTGATGCGCTGCAGACCGATCCCGATCAGTTGCTGCTCGTATTCCTCTAGCGTGGCACGCTTCTCTTCGAGCCCGACGAGCCTGGCGTCGATCTCGCGGAAGATGCGATTCCACCATTCGGGTGTGATGACCGTGTCGCCGTCCACCCGGTACTGGCGGTCAAACCTGCTGAACATCGGTATATGCCTCCAGCGGCAGTTCCATCAGGATGCGGCCCGTCACGACGTGGCGGTGCATGGGCGACATGATCCGGCCCCTGCGCTCAATCGGCCGGGTCACGGTGATCTCATAGCGCGCGTCGGGGTCGATGCTGCTCGCGGCAGGGGCTGATGCCCCCGCCTCTGGTGCCTTTGCCATCTGAAAGCTCCTTGCTGGACTCAGCTCGCGCGCGCAGTGTCGACGCGCTCGGCGACGTGGAAGGTCACGAGGACGTTGTCGGTCTCGCCCTCGATCTTGATCTTGTAGGCGCTGACCGGCGTGCCGAGATCGAAGTAGAAGCGCCGCTCGATCGTGTTCGCCTCCAGCATGACCCGGTCCTCAACCTGATCGGGCGTGACCGTCGTGGCGAAAGACGCCCCGGTCAGCAGCGTGCAATCGCAATCGTGCCGGGCATCGTCCCAGGCCTCCAACCGCAAACGGACCTCGACCAGATCGACCGGCGCGGGCATCGTCCGCACCGTCGAGACATGCGTGAAATCCGCCCGCGGCCGCCAGGTCGTGACCCGCGATGCAGCGCCAAAGGTCAGGCCGGGCATCAGCTCGGTCGTCCCGACAAAGACCACCCGCGCCGGCACCAGCGCCGGCAGGCCCGACAAGATGTTCGTCTCGTAGAAGGCCAGCGGCCGCCAGACCCCGGCGATCTGGATTTCCCACACCAGCTCGCAGCCGTCGGGGACGTAGCATTCGGCGAGGACGTCGATGTTGGCGATGCCGTTAGCCAGCTCCCAGGGCTCGATCTGCACCTCCGCGCGCGGCGCATCGAAGCGCGCGTAATTGATCCGCATCGCCAGATCGCGCGTCAGGTCGCCCTGGAACCACGCCCCGCCATCGCCAGAGTAGAACAGCGTGCCCTGGCCGTATTTGTTGCCAGCGACGAAGGCCACCAGATGCGCGCCCGGCGTGATCAAGACAATGCCATACCGCTGACCCTTCCTGAGGTAGACCGGCCCGAGCACTGCCTTCGTCGCTACCGGGGCGACCTTCAGGTCGGCCTGGTTGATGACGGTCTTGGCGATGACCCGCTCCAAGTCCGGCTTGCCGTGCGTCGCCTCGCAGACCAGCACGCGCACGTTCCCCGCCGCTGCGACCTGCGTGAAAAACAGCTCGATGCTGGTGCACCAGCCGTCTTGCGAATTCAGGAAAGTCTGCGCCAGGATCGCGCCGGAGATGTTCTCCGTCACGATCACGTTCTGCCAATAGGGCTCCTCCACGTCGTCGTACCAGACTTGCCGGATGCGCACCATCTTGGGCACCCCTCCGGGGGACAGCACGCCTTGGTCGATCACCTCGAAGGTGTCGCCGCCCCGCATGAACAGGCCGGCGGTCTGGTCGAACCGCCCGGATCGCCACCAAGCGTTGTTCGTGCACACGAGGAAGGACGACCCGTAGCGGACGCGCCGCCGCGTCATCGTCAGCATCCGCGTCGCTACCGTTTGATTGGGATATTGCGAAATCGGAATTTCGCCGTCGCGCCCCAGTACGCTGATCCGGGGCTCCTCGACATACCGCGGCAGCGCGAAATTGCCGTGCATCCGCACCCGGTCTTCCAGCGGGTTCAGAAGGTTGATGTTGGCTTCGCGCTGCTGCGCCGCCGGAAACCGGATTCCCTCCTCGACCCGCGCCAGCCAATCGGGATGGTCAGTGTCGCTGTCCGATTGATCCAGCACGAGAAAAGGGTCCTGCCCATAGGACGTCAGGTCGTCGCTGATGTCCAGCGCCCGTTTTGTCCTGGCCACGTCCCGCTGCACCTCGAAAAGCTCGTCCTGCCGCACCGTCCCGCGCAGACGGGATGCCAGCGCCGAAAGGTCGGTCCGCAGCGTGTCGAGCTGCGTCCCCGCCTGGCCCCGGAACGTCTCCAGCGCGGCGGTGCGCTGCGCGACGGAGGCCACCGAGTGCAGCCGATTCGGCGTCACCATGTCGATCCGCTCGATCCCCGCGGTCGTCAGCGTCACATAGGCCACCGCGAGGACATTCGCATCCAGCGCCGGCGGCAGAGGGTTTGCGTTCTCCACGCCCGGGATCGCATTGACTTCGGCCTGCCGGCGCCGCTCGGTCGCGACCGCCTCTGCCTCGGTCTGCAGCGTCTCGGGATCGACCAGGAAAGTCCGCGGTTCGATCGCCGTGTTGATCTCGTTTCCCCAGACCGCGATCGTCACGATCCGGCGCGTGACCAGCGGCAGGAAGTCTCCGAGCTGGATCGACACCCCGCCCTCGTCGTCCCGGCGGTGGACGCGACCCGCGCGGTAGAGGCGCCCGGGCGCAACGATGACCTCCAGAGGACCGCCCGCGACAACCTGAAACCCGGTGAATTTCAACCCGCTCTCGATCCCGTCGGCAACGATGTTGTCGAGGGAATTGGCGGCAAAGTCGCCCATCCGGTTGAAATCGGTGTGGGTGCTTTGCTGGTTTTCGTAGAATTGGACGCGCCGTTCCATTCTGTTGTCTCCGGATGGTTAGAGCCTGAAAGGCAACCGCGATTTGAAGCTGACCGACCCGTCCATCGGGATGCGATCACCGAAGCGCCGGGAGCGCGTCAGCTTGTGGGTGACAAGATGCCGATCCCGTGCCGCCTTCGAGACGATGACCGACCGCGCGACATCGCGCTGCCGACGACCGTCCTCGGGGCGGAAAAGCCCGAAGCCGACGAAGCCGCTGCCGAAAAACAGGGCTCGCCCGGGGCTGCCCTGTCGCAGGTCGATGACCGACTTCGCCGTGAACGGCGCAAGGCCCAGCCGGGCGGCGCCCAGAAAGGACCAGGCCGCGACCCGCGGCGCCGCGCGCGCAGGGTCGTGCAGCACGATCCGGTCGTACATCATCCACGCGGCGTCATCCCGGCCAAGGAAAGTCCAGCCGATGATCCGCCCGGCGAACAGCGCCGGCCCGGCATTGCCCCGGTCGCTGATCCGCTCGCTGCGCACGTCCACCGGCGCGAGGCCCGTCGCCACCGACCGCAGCGACAAGGCCGAGACGCTGTGCTCGTAGCGGACGTCCTGCCGCCAGGTCGCGATGCGCGCCTGCCGGACGCCCGCGCCGAAAAACGCCGCTCCCAGGGCCGAGCGGCCCAGAAACGCCGCGCCCCGGCCGTCGCCGGGCAGTGAGACGCGCTCGACGCGCACCCCGGCGCGCTCTTGCCGCGCGCTGGTCAGATCGACCTGCCGAAGCCTGACCTCCGACCCGCCGTCCCACAGCCGGGCCGCGCGGCCGTAGAGGCCGCGTCCGGCGTCGAATCGCGAGAACCCGTGCCCGAAGAACGCCCGCCCGGTGAAGGACAGGCCCGCCCCGCTGCCCCGCTTGCGCGCGAAATAGACCCTGATCTGCGGCATGGTCCGCAGCCATGCGTCCATCGCCGCCTTCGACAGCGTGCCCGACAAGAACATCCCCTGCGGGGGCGCAACGATCTGCGTGACCTCGCCGCCAGCGATGCGCACATGCGCGCGCAGACCGGCCGCCGTGCCTTTCAGACGGTGCAGCTCAACGCTGCGCGCCGCCACATTCCGACGCTTTTCCAGCGGCCAGGCCTGATCCCACAGATCGGCCGACAACCCCCAGGCCAGAAAGGGCAGGACGGCCTCCGGCGTCCGCAGCGGATTGCCGACATCCGCGAGCGGGACCGGAACCGCGCCGATCCGCGCCATCACTTGCTCGATCGCGCGCTCGACCGGCGTCGAGGCCGGAGGCAGAAGGCTCGGGACGCTCACTGGTCGCGCCCCGTCACGGTGAGCGTGATATCCGGTACCCGGACGCACTGGCCAGGCCCGACGATGACATCATCGGCGGGGCTGATCAGCGTCACGCTGTGGACGCCATCGACGTGCAGCCGCCCGAACACGGCGCTGCGCCGCAGATCGAAGCCCAGGCGGCGGGACCGGTCCACCAGATCGCGCAGCGCCGCCTCCGCCTGCGCGACCACGAGCCCGGCGTCCGGACCTGGAAAAAGCGTCATCGTCGCGACGATCGGCACCACCACCGGCACGACCTTGACGACCGCCACGCTGTCGGTCAGCGGGCGAACGCGCTCGTCCGACAGCGCCGCACGCACCGCCGTGACCTCTGCGTCGGTCGGAACCGGGTCGTCGCGATCCGCCAGCAGCGCCACCGTGACGCTGCCCGGGGCCGTGCTGTAGGCCGAGGCATCGCGCAGAGTCGGCGCGGCCGTCAGCGCGTGGAAGACATAGGCGCCTGCCGGGCCGGCCGAGGAAAAGGCCTCCGGCGCCAGCTGGACGCGCCGGCGCAGGCGCTCGTCGTCTTCCATGACCGCCGGCTGCCCGTCGGACGCCGGGGTGACGACGAGCCTGCGGACGCCGAAAAGCGCAGCGAGGTGGTCGAGATCGGCCCCGCGCGCAAATGCCAGCAGCACCCCGCGCGCGGCATCGTTGATCCGCGCCCGGAGCAGCGTCTCGCGGAAAGCCGCCACCTGCAAAACCTTCGCGACGACCGTGCTTTCCAGCGCCAGCGTCGGCGCGATCTCGGGGTGCCGCGCGACCAGGTCGGCCTTCATCGCCGCCACAATGGCCTCAAAGGACAGCGTTTCGACGACCGCCGGAGGCGGCAGCGACGACAGGTCAATCGTCATTGTTGCGCGCCTCCCAGGACTGCGCACCGGCAGCAATGACGACCCGCCGCGCGCCCTCAGGCGTCAGGTCGCCGAGCAGCGCGCGGGGGCGGTATTCGACGTCCATCGCGATTGCCAGGCGCCCGTCGCGGCCCAGGCTCTCCGGCGTGATCTGGACGACCCGCAGCCGCGGCTCCCACTGTTCGATCGCGGAAGAGATCGCGGCGAAAAAGGGCAGGATGGTCTGCCGGTTCATGCTCTCGCCCAGAAACCGCGGCACGGCGCTCCCGAACCATTCGCGCATCACCCGATCCCCGAACCCGGTCGCAAAAATTTGCTCGACTGACTGCAGGACCGACCGGAAGCCCCGCAGGTCCGCGCCGGTCGCCGCGTCGATGTCAAGGGAGGGGTCGGTGGCCATGACTGGCTTGAATTACGACCGCGCCCGGCGCGGCGCGCGCGCAGGCTTGGCTGCAGCCTCGGGCGAGGCCTCCACCTCCGGGGGTGCATCCGACGCAAGCTCCGGCGTCACGACCACGATATCGTTGCCGCGCACCCGCAGCCGGATGCGCCCGAGATCGCCGATCTGCCCGAAATCCAGAAAAACCCGGTCCGCGTTGATGTTCAGGGCGGCGGTCATCGCGCGGGTGTCGTTCAGGCGCGCGCGCAGCAGCATCTCCAGCGTGGCGTCGGTCACAGGCTACTCTCCTTGAATGGCTGTATCAGGGGTTCGGCGGCAGCGTGTCGGCGATGCCGGGCAAAATGCCGCCGTGCGTATGGCTCGACCCGATGTTCAATCCGTCGTGCTCGACCCGGCCACCGGACACCGACAGGCCGGCGCCGGTGATCGCAATCGTGACGCCGCCGATCGACAGGGTCAGACCATCGTCGCGCAGATCGATCCGGACGCCGCCAAACGTCAGCGCCACGTCCGCACCGTCTCCGGGCGAGGCCACGGCGTCCGACCAGGTGAGGGGCATCGCTACGCCCTGCATCATGTCGCCAGTCGGCGCGAACACGGTCATCTGCTGCCCCACGCTGGGCGGCGCATGAATGCGCAACGCCCCGGCGGTCTGGGCGTAGGGTATCCGCGGCGACAGGAGCCGACCCTCGTCGGCCGGACCCAGATCGAGCCGCACCCAGCCCTCGGCCGGGTCGACCTCTGCCACCGTCCCGTGCCGCATGGCGCCCGCCCGGCCGCGCTCTAGCGCGGAGACGCGGGACGCAAGCTCGACAAGCGCTTGGGTCAAATGCATCAGTCCTCGTCCTCTTCGGCCGTAGCGGGCGGCAACAGGGCGTCATCCTCGATCACGAAGCCGCCCCAGTCGCCAGCCAGTTCGATGGCCGCCAGCGGCGGCGGTTCGGCCTCGGGTTCCAGCAGACGGATGCCCAGCGCCTCCGCCTCCGCCTCGGTATAGCCGCCCAGAACCGCGCCGGCGGTCCAGATCGCGGGCCAATCCAGCGGGACGCCCTCGGCCGCCTCGCGGATCGCGCGCGCCAGCGGCTGCGTCGTCTCGTCGGCCTCCGCCTGCGTCAGGAAAGCCGCGAAAGGGCTCTGCGGATCGACCGGCGCCGCAAAGGGCGGCTCGGCCAGCGTGTGCAGCGTGAGGAGCGTTTGCCGCGCGCAGAACCGCGCACCGTCGCCGGCCGATGTCGCTCTCCGCGAGACGACCTCCTTGATCTGCGCAGCCAGACCCCGAAACACGTCGCCCCAGGCGCCGCCGCCGCGCCCGAACAGGCAGGCCATTACCTGCCGCTCCAAGATCGCGAGCGATGCCTCCAGCCCTGCGTCCGTCTCGACCAGCGCAAGCTCGATCCGGTCCTGGCCGTTCGGGACGGACACGCGGATCGCGCGCGTCAGCCCGATTTCAATCAGCAGCTCGACCTCGCGCTGCCCCGTGTTCAAGTCGCGCCCGGTCGGCGTCGTCGTGATCGTCTCGACCGACACGATGCAGAAAGGTTCCGTGGCGCCCTCGACAACTCGGTCCACCGGCAGGAAATGGCTGTCGAACACGCGCCCCGGCGGCAGGATGCCCGCGGTCTCGACCGCCCGCGTTGCTGCGATGCGCAGGGCCATGCCGATCAGGCTCACGGTCGATCACTCGTCCGCTGCGGTCAGGGATGCGAGCAAAAGCCGCGCGTCGCCCTGGTCCGTGATGAAAACAGCAGTGATCGTATAGCGCGGCTCGCCAGCGTCTTCGGTCAGGGCGATGACGTCGCCCTTGCGCAGCGCGTAGCCCAGGCCCGCCAGCGCTGCGGCGGCAAGCCATGCCTCTGTCGGTCCGGCCGCCAGTTGCGCGGATTTCCGGTTGGTCGACGGAAAATTGGTGGCAGCGGTCTGTGGCGCGCGCGAAACGACCGCGCGCGCCGTGCAGGCCAAGCGAACCGGGTCCGGCGCGAAGGCGTAGTTCCCGGTCGCCATCGGCTCGATGCGGATGTCCTCGCCGAAAGTCGCATCCATCGCCGTCTGCACAACGGCGTCCAATGCGTCGAATGGCGATGGCATGCGCTCAGGCTCCGTCGTCAAGCGCCGCGCCGGCCGCGCAACAGCGCGTTCGGACGGGTGCACAAGTGCAGCTCGTTCATCTGCACTTCGCCCTCGATCCCCTTGCCATTGCGCATTTCCATCTGCCGCGCGTAGAGACGCGTCCCCATCGTGTTGACGGTCTCGGTGTAGTCAGCCGGCGCGTAGTAGGTCTGGAATAGCTGATCGACGCCCAGCGGGACAAAGCGCACCTTGTCGGTGTGGATCCCCATCAGCGCACCGTCGCCCGTGGCCTCGACGGCCCCGTAGTTCTCCCAGACGATCCCCCCGAACATAAAGATCGGGTTCGCGCCGCGGTTCGGCCCGACGTAGCTGTCGCGCAGGATCGCGGCCTCGCTCTGGCCCTTGTAGGTATCGCGGACCTCCGGGTGCTGGAGCAAGTCGTCGAAGAAGTTGTCGCCGCAGAAGGCGTGGACCGAGGCGAACGGAACGCCCCCCAGCGCCGCGCGCATGCCGCGGATCGTCTCCGCCGCTTTGCGGCGCAAGTCGCCGTCCACGGGCGAGACCGCGGTCAGGTCCCAGGCCGCCTCAGCGGGTTCCGGCACGTCGAAGAGCGTGTACAGGTCGAGCTGCGAGCTGTCCTTGTACAGCACGCGGCCCTGGATCGCCCCGATCCGGCTGTATTCCGTGGTCAGGTCGAAGTCGGCGGTCTCGGCTTGGATGCGCTCCATGACCTTGCCCATCACCGTCTCGGTCGTGCTCTCGGTGCCGAAGGCCCTGACGTTCTGGACCTCGTCCGCAAGGACCGACCAATCCCGCTGGAAGTGCGGGATATTGACTGCGCGAATGTTCCGCTTCGGCATGTCACGCGTCTCGCCGGGCGCGCCGCGCGGCGACGGGGCCACCAGCTTCAGGATGTCCCCGATCCGCTCGATGCTGATCGTGGTGGTGGCGACCGATCGGGCCTGAAACAGGCCCAGATCGCCCAGCCGCGACGGACGGGGCTTGATGTCGCGCAGCGCATTCGTCAGCGAGACGAGGCTGAACGCGTCGGATTTGAAGATGTCGAGCATGGCTTGTCCTCTCGTGCGCCGCGGATCAATACCGGACGATGATGCCCTGCGTGGCCAGCTGCGCGACCTTCGTCGCCCGCTTGCTCGCGTCGTTGACAGTCGAGTCGAAGGTCAGCGTGTGGCCGTTCCACTCCGCGTCCCGCCGAATGATTGCGATGTCCTGAGCCGCGGTCGTCGCGTCGCAGCCGTTGAGCGCGATCGCGACCGCAACCTCCGCGCCCTCCTGGCCCTCAGCCACGGCGTGCGGCGACGGAACGAAACTCCCGGTTGCCGTCACCCGCCCCAGGACGGTGCCGGGGACGATGACGCCGGTCCCCGAAGGAATGGTCGCCCGCTCGCGCGACCGATTGCCGTTGGCTTCGGACAGCAGACCCTCGCTGGTGTGCCGGCCTTCCGTGAAAACAGTCATGATGGTCTTCCTCGTTCAGGGGCCGCGCTCAGCGGGCCGCGTTGATCTGTGCGACGATCTTGCTCCAGGAGCGCCGCGCCGCCTCTGCGCCGTCCGTGCCGCCACCCATAGGCGCTGCGCCGATTTCAGCGCCAGCCGACCGCTGGCCGATCGACGGCACCGCAGGAACCGCCGCCGGGCGCTCCTCCGGCAAGGCGCCGAGCAGCTTGATCGCCGTCTCGGCCTTCGGGCTGTCGTCGGCCAGCGCCAGCGCCAGCGCCGCCGCCGGACGCGCCTTGCCCTCGGCCGAGCCCATGATCGCCGCGATGCGCGCGCGCTCCGCCGCCACGCCCTCGGCATGCCCCTCCGCGCGGCCCTCCGCGCGGCCCACGGTCGTGCCCGCTGCCTCGCCCTCAAGCCGCGCGGCCCGCAGGGCCGTCTCCGTCACGTCGCCCGCGCTCGCGCCGGGCATGTCATTGCGGTCCATCCTGAAGTCTCCTCTGGATTGTCGCCCCGCAGCCCGAGCGGGGCGGGATAGGGTCGCCAGCACGTCGTCGAGCGAGCCCAGCCGGTCGGCCAGGCCGATCCGGATCGCCTCCTCGCCGATGTACGTATCGGCCTCGGTGGCGCGCGCCTGCTCGGCCGTCAGCCGGCTCCTGCGGCGCGCGTCCATGTAGCCCCGCCCGGCTTCGACCGTCGCGAGAAACTGCTCATAGAAGGCCATCACGTCCTTCTGCATGTCCGCGCGGACATGGTCCGGCAGCGGGCCGAAGGGATGGCCGTCGACCTTCTTTGCGCCCGCGTGGATCAGCGTGGGCTTCAGGCCCAGCGCCTCCATCTCCCGGCTGCGGTCCATGTGCAGCATGACGACGCCGATCGAGCCCACCACGCTGGTCGGGCTGACGACGATCTCGTCCGCCGCGCTCGCGATCCCGTAGCCCGCCGACGCCGCCACGTCGTTGACCACCGCCACGACATGCTTCCGGTCGCGCAGCCCGCGAATCCTGGCGGCAAGCCCGGCCATGCCGGTGGCCTCGCCCCCGTAGCTGTCGATGTCCAGCACCACGCTTCGAATGGTTGCGTCGTCCGCGATCTCGTCGATCTGCGCCGCGATCCCTTCGTACGACGTCAGGCCCGAGGCTGCGCCAATCCAGGCGCCGCGGTTGACCAGCGAGCCGACCACCGAGACGATCGCCGTGTCGCCGGCGATCCGGGTGTATTGCGTGCGCTGACCGTCCGGCCGGGTCTGCCCGCCCTTGAAGCGCGAGGCGTCCGGCGCCACCGCCGCATCCGTGCCGTCGAGCGTGATCCGGCCTTCAAGGACTGACAGGATCGTCAACGCCTTGGCCGGATGGATCAGCAGCGGCCGATTCAGCAGCCGATCCGCCAGAAGCGGAAGATGTCGGCTCACGGTCGGCCCCCGATGACCATCCGCCGGGGGCGGCCGGCGCACAGCGCCTCGGCCTCGGCGATCAAGGCGTTGATCTCGCGCAGATTGGCAGCGCCGTAGCGCACCCGGCGCGCGGTGCCGTTGCCGGCGGTGAACTGGACCTCCTCCGCCTGCCCGCCGGTCACGATCCGGTCGCGCGCTGCCCGCAGCGCCGTCGCACGACCGCAAGGGTCGTCACTCAGCGTCGGAATCGTCGTCATCCTCGCCTCCGTCCGGGCGACCCTGATTGGCCTGGATCGTCGCGACCCGGGCATTTTCCGGCAGGCCGTAGCGCTGCCGCAGCGCCGCCTCGCGGGCGCGCTGTGCATAGACGTCCTCAATATCGACGCCCAGATCGTCCGCGATCATCTGATCGGACACGACGCCCATCGCCTGGAAAAGCTCGGCCGCCTTCGCCGCCTTCAGATCGTCGGCCACCGGCTTCGGCGCACCCGCCCAGGACGCGCGACACGCCGCCGCCCGGTTGGCCAAGAAGCCCGCGATCCCGCCCGGAAAAGGGATCAAGCCGCGCTCGATCTGCTCTTCCAGCCAAGCCTCGTAGATCGGCTGCAGGAAGGGCCCCAGCACGAACTTCCTGCGCGCCTTCGTGATCGCGTAGATCTCGTTGACTGCCATCCGCACCGACGAATAGGTCGCCCCCTCATAGTCCCCGGTCGCACTCTCGTAGGTCAACCCCAGACAGCGCGCCATCTCGCGCAGCAGATGCAGCGCGAACTCCCGGTAAGCCGTCGAAGGCTGCGACGGGCTGTGGAACTCCAGCTTCTCGCCGGGAAACAGGTGCGTGATCCGACCGGCGATGCCGACGTCGATCGGGTGCGCCTCGGCCCAGCCCGTTTGCGCCTCGAACCAGGCGTCGAAGGGCGACATGCCGGCGGCCAGCGCCCGGGCGTGTTCCTGCGGCCCCAAAAGCGTTCGCAGCGTCTCTTCGGTCGGCCCTTCCGCCTGGATCGACGCCGCGAACACCGTCTGGATGATCGACGCCAGAAGGGTCGCATCGGACAGCTGATCGAACTGCTTGGCCACCCGCAGCACCGGCACCAGGATCGTGATGCCCCGGCGCTGCCCGGGCGTCCCAGTGAAGACGTGGATCACGCGCGGGCGCCCCATTGCGTCCCGCGCCGGCACCTCGTACTCGATGTCGCCGCCGGCATGATCGTCCGCGCGGCGCGCCAGAAAGGCCACCGGCATCCCGTCCGCGTCCAGCCGCACCCCGCCGTAGATGCGGCGGTGCTTGTCCGTGCGGTTGACCAGCCGCGTCGCCGGCAGCAGCCGGACCTTCGTGCCGGTGATGCTCTGCGCCCGCTCTCGCCAGACGATCTCGGCCAGGATTTCGCCGGTCGCGATCCAGTGCCGGAACGCTGCGTCCTGCATCTGCGCCAGGCTGCGCGTCCCCTCAATGTCGCATTCCAGTGCGTTCTCGGCCCAGAGCTCCCACCGCGCTTCCACCAGCTTCCGCCAGTCTTGCGCCTGCGCTTCGCTCATCCCGATCAGATCGTTCTCGGGCATCGACCGCAGCCGCAGCCCGAGCCCGACCGTGTTGGCCGTCGCCTGGTCGATCATACCCGCGATCCAGCCCGAGTTGTGGGCCAGATCGAGCGTCCGGGCGGTCGCCTTGTCCCACGCGATCGCAACCTCGTCCTGCGCCGAGCGCAGGCTGGGTGTCCAGCGCGCAAAGACCGTCCCCCGACCGTCCCGCATGTAACCCGCGCGCGGCACGGGCGCGACGATCCCGCCAGACCCTGTGCCGGTCGGGGCCGGAACCCCCGCAGAAGCAGCGCCGCCGAGCAAACGCTTGATTGTCGCCAGTGCGCTCATGCGCCATTACCTCCGGCCGCGCGCCCCCATCTGCCGAAAGCGATCGCGGATTGACATCTGCGGCGGCGGGGACGACGGCGCCGCAGCATCCGACGGATCGCTCCGCATCGCCGAACCGACCGACGCCCGCTCGATCCCCTCAGGGATGGCCTGGACGTTCAGCGAATAGGCCGCCGCCGCCGCCAGGCTCTCGGCATCGAGAAAATGGTTGTCCCGCTGCCGCTTGACCCACTCGGGCTTCAGCCTGTCGTTTAGCACCCGGGTCTCCGACACCAGCTGCCGCGCATAGTCCTCGTCGATCTCGTTGTGGACGAAAAACGCCCCCGGCTGGTCCAGCCGCGCCTTCAGGCGCGAGTGCACCATCGACTTGAAGAAGTCGGAATTGATGTGCACCAAGTTGATCGACCAGGGCAGCCGCGACCCGTCCGGCCGCACCTCGATCTTCGACACGGTGTAGGGCCGGCCGCCCAGCGTGTCCCGGCCCTTCGTCGGAAAGGCCAGATAGGCATGCCGGTGCGCCCATTCGTAGACCCGGTGCTCGTCGCCCGCGTCGGTCTTCCCCGGCCGGTAGCCGCTGTCGATGAAGACGCGCTCGATCAGCATCTCGGACATCGGATTGGTCATCAGCACCGTCAGGTCGTCCCAGACCTGCGGCGCGCTCGTGTCGCCGTAGAGATACCCATGGTCGAGCAGCCAAGACGTCCCGCGCGCGCCGAAGCCGCGGATGACATAGACCAGCGACCGGCCCTGCACATCGACGCCGGCTACGACCCGCAGAACCCCCGCCGGGGCCTTCGTCGGACGACGCGGATAGCCGACCCGGTTGTTCAGCACCTCCTGCCATTGCGGCAGATCGCCGCCAGCGCCTGCAGTGTAGAGCTCGCCGAAAGCGGCGTTCATCACCGTCTGGACCTTGTCCTCCTCGCCCGAAAGATAGGCCGACAGATACCGCTCGGCCCGCTCGCCGAATGAGACGAAGGGCGAACACAGGCCGCTCGTCCAGCTCGACCATGTGCTGTTTTCGGGCACGTTCCGGTCGGCCCGCGCGTCCTCGATGGTCTGCCCCGGCGCGATCATCACCCCGCGCGCGATCATCTCGGGCTTGTGGTCGTCCCGGATGACCCCGCCGCAGCTCGGGCAGGCCAGATAGGCGTCCCGCCGGGCCTGCGCCGGCGTCGCGCCCTTGGGCCATTTCAGATGCCGAAACCGCGGCACGAAGAACTCGTCGCAATGCGGGCACGGCCATGCGAAATGGTGCCGCGTCCCCTGCTGGAACAAGCGCCAGATCGGCGAGGCGATCTGCGCCGGATCGCCGACCTTCCAGAACTCCAGCCCGCTCACCGGGTCGAGCTCGGTCTCCGCGACCCCCTGCGAACAGGTCGAAACGACCGCCGTCACAAAGTCGGCATAGGTCTCGCCGCGCGCCTCCACCAGCCCCAGCGGGTCCCCCTGCCCCTTGATGTTCGCCACCATCTCGTCGTATTCGTCCACGATGCCCAGGGCGAAAGGATCGGACTTCAGCGCGATCGAACTCGCCGCCGAGGCCAGCCGGACGCGGACCCCGGCCACCAGCTTCAACGACTTCTTCATCCGCCGGCCGCGCACGACCTTGTCAGCAAGGGTCGGGGCCTCGTTCAGCAGCGCCATCAGGCGCGGCTCGAACTGGTCGGTCACAAACTCCTTGCTCGGCCCGACATAAAGGATCGGCGCCGGGCGCTGGTCCAAGCGCGCGCCGATCACGTCGAGCACGGTGTCGGTCTTGCCGGACTGCGCAGCCGTCACCGCCACCACGCGGCGGTATCGACCATCATGCACCGCCCTGGCGAAGGGGATCATGTAGCCGGTCAATTCGGGGTCGCGCGGACCCGGCCTGCCGGCAGACGCCGGATAACGGCGGTGCGCCGCAGCCCATACGTCAGGGGTCGTCAGCGGCGTCGGCGTAAGGAAGCTCGCCGCCCTGCACAACAAAGTCCGCCATTGATCGGAGGCTTTCCGCAATTCGGCGCTGCGCTTCATACACCTCAGCCTCGATCTGCCGGCGCACCACCATGTCGCGCGTCACCCGGGCGGCCAGGCCGTTCATCTCTTCGCGGACCCGGCTGACGACGACGTCCATCGCCGCCGTCGCATCCTCGACCGGGATCAGCTCGCGCAAGCGAACCTGATTGCGCAGCTCGATCTCCTTCGCCCGCGCCTCGCGCACCCGGCTGTCGGCCTGGGTCTTCGTATCCTTGCGCGTGTCGTCCTTAAGGAACCGGATGTAACCTTGGACCGCCCCGGCCAGCGTCGTCCGGCCCCGGACCGGAATCTCGATGTAGCCCATCTTCGACAGCTGCCGGATGCGCTCCGGCCCGATCATCAGCAGCCGACCGGCGTCCTCAAGGCTGATGGGCTCCCCCCAAGCATCCGCCCCTCGTACTGGCATCGACGTCTCCATTTCCGCATGCCCCGGCGGCGGCCAAGATCAACCGGAAAAGCTGTCCGGTCAAAAACGCAGGCCTATCGGGCGGCCGAGGCACCGCATGTCGGCGCCCCCAGAGCGGCCCCTGAACCCCCGGGGGGGGTCTGCCGACGCATCTCGCCGCTCCTCCGGGTCCCCAGCGCGGGCTCAGCCGGCCAACAGGCGGCCGAGCTCGTGCTGGATGCGCTGCGGCAGGTGCGAGGCCACGACTTCCTCGAAAGCGCGCTGCGACGCGGCGCGGGTCAGCGCCTCGGGGACGGCGGGGCCGTACTGGCGCTCGATCGGCAGGCGGGCGCTGCTCATCCGGGTGTACACATGCCCGCCCAGACGGGGGGCGATCACCCCGGGCGAAGGGCCCATGAACGCGCCGGGAAAACGCTGCCAGGCCCCGAAGACCTTGGCGCGCACGCCGTAGGACAGCTGCGTCGGGCGGAAGTGCTTCAGGCTGATCGGCCGGCCGGTGGCGGTCACCCCGGCAGAGAGATCGCCCTCGCCGCGGTGCGCGGCCAAGACGGTGCGAACGGCCCGCGCAGCCATGGCGCGGGGAATGGAGGTATCGGCGACGATGGCGCGGACCACGCGGGTCTTTGCCATTCGGGCGACGCGATTCAGCGCGCGGGCGAGCGCGGGTCTGGCCGCGCCCTGCCCAATGGCGGCAATCTGGTTATGGTAGCGGCGCAGGATGTCGTCGCCAAAGTCGATCTGGATGGACACGGGCGGCTTTCCTCTGCACGCAAAGACCCGGCGCTGTTTCCAGCCCGGTCCGCCGCCAATACTCAGGAAAACGCTGCCAGCGGGTTTCTGGCGCGGTCATAGCTGCCGCCGTTGCGACCCTTGCGGCGCGGGTCGTCATATGGCGACGTCGCGGCCGGGCTGGGTGAGGGCCCGATCTACCGGCAGACTACCACATTTTGCGCAGATCGCAACAGGTTGTCATTTTGCCAGCCGAGACACCTCAATCTCGACGGCGATGTTGCCCAGGAAGGGTGCGATGAACTGCGCGATCCCGGCATGGATCGACTGCACCTCGACGACCCAGCCACGCATGGCGCCGTCGCGGATCGTCACCCTGTCGCCCACGCGGATGCGGCGGCGCTCCTCCTCGCGCTGGCGGATTTCGGCGATCCGCGCGGGCACGCCGCGCATCTGGGCCAGCACCAGATCGGTGATCGGCAGCGGGCGCCCGCTGTGCCCGACCACGCCGGTCAGATAGGGGCAGTCGCGCAGGACGTGCCACTGCGGCTGGCCGAGGAAGCGCGCGAAGATGTAGCGCGGCACGACGGCGGCCTCGTAGGGGACGCGCTTGACTCTGGCGCGCGGGATGGTGCGCCAGCGCTGCTCGGTCGGATACCAGCTTTCGACGCCGCGCTGGGCCAGCCAGGCCTGGGCCGAGACTTCGCGGCGCGGGGGCGTCATGAAGGCGAACCACTGCGGCGCCGAAAGGGCCTCGCCCTGGACGGCGGCAACCGCGGCGCGGGGCGCGGCGACGGACTGGCCGATCCGGTAGGGCGCGGCGGTCACAGCAGCGCCCCTTGCGTCGGCGATGGAGCTGGCGAGTCGATCAGCAGGTCTGGCTGACGCGCGGCTTCATCTATGCAGCGGCTGGCGATGCGGCGGGATCGCCAAGGGCAGGAACTGCAGGCAACTAGCAGGCGATGCGGCGCTACGGGATCGGGCGCTTTTGTCATGCTGCGCCCCTTGTCGCGACCAGCACGACGAATTGCGCGTCGAGCCATGCGCGCGCCTTGCGCCAATCCGGCCTGTCCATCAGGTGCGGGGCGTTGTGCTGCGCCCAGAGGTATGCGTCCAGCCGGTCGAGGTATTTCAGTCTGTCGCAGTCTTGTGCGCTCAGATGCATGTTGATGCCCATGTCTGCCAGCGCCTGCGCTTCAATGCGGTCAAGCGCGCCTTTCAACTTCGGGTCCGACTTGGCGGATAGCGGCGCGTCACCTGCGAAGGCTTCGCCCAGATCGTGCACGATGCAGGCCCAGATCACGGCCGGGCTCGCGTCTGGCCATGTGAGCCGTGCAAGGATGGCCATTCGTGCGCCGTGGGCGCCGGTGGTGTCGCCTGAGCGGGCCAGCCACGGTGCGCTGTCGCCGGCGTGCCAGCGTGGGGTGAGGGTTGCATACCATGCGGCGGGCGGGGTCATTTCCCCTCCTCCTTCGCCAGATACGCCCGGCCTGCATCCGTGATGCGCCAGAGGGTCGTGCGATAGCGGCCGCGGACGCCCTTGCCGCAATTCTGGATGAGCCCGTTGCGATCCAACCGCCGGAACGACTCGGCAAGGCTGTCTCGGTTTTTTTCAAGCCCGGCCTCGCGGGCGTCGATGTTGTCGGTCGCGCTGCGGCTGGCGATCAGGCGCAGCAAGTTGATCTGGTCGGCGGACAGCAGCGGGACGTAGGGGTGTTTTTTCGCCGGCGATGCGCGGCTTGTGTCCGGAATTCTTCGAGTTCCAGGTCAGGGCGAACCACCCTGCGGCGCGGGCGGCGCGGTTCGATGCGGCGGCGGATTCGGGCGTCATCCGCGATCCTTTCGCGTGTCTGCGTGGCGCAGGACGGGGTCGTGCGTCCAGCTCAGAGCGCCCCGGATGGGCGCGGTTTGCGGGGCGGTTTCCCGGCGGTCGGAGATGTCCAGCGCGCCCCACGGAGGGGCTGGCAGGGTGACGGAATACAAGCCGCACGGGTTGCTCGGCGATCCCGTGGCGAGAACGGTGTGCTTGACCCGGTCCATGCGACGTTTCCTCCTCGTTCTGTCGGTGTTGTGGCGGGCGCGCGCCTGGCGGCCGGAACGTTTGTCGGCGGTCGGCATGACAGCCTGATCCCGCCCCTGCGTGTGCTGCTGGACGGTCTTCGAATGCCGGTCACCCCGCAACAGGCCCGCAGAGGCCCACAGATCGCCGGAAAATGGCCTCTCGCCATTTTTCCGACCCAGGGTAGCCGAGACCACGAACGGGCCTCTGGCGGCCGTCCTGTGAAGCCGGGTGGTGTTCCTCGTTCCCCGGGTCATGCCATGCCTGCCATTCGCTTCCACTGGCTGCGCTTGCGGTCGACGTCCGCTGGCGCCGCTGCGGGTCCGGTCTTGGGCGTGACGACGTCCTGCATGGCGGCGGTGAAGTATCCGAACCGTCTGGGCTGCCAGTCGGGTTGCTTGGATCGCTGGCGGCGGCACACGTCGCCGATCACCCTGCACTGCGCGTCGAGGGACAGGCCCATGGCGGCCCAGCCTCGGGCCTCGGCCATGTCGGCCATGGTTCCGAGGAAGCTCGCCGGTCCGGCGACGCCATCCGGTCCCAGGCCCATTGCCGCGAGGAGGCGCTCGCGGGTCGTGTCGTCCGGGACGGCACCCGGTCGTGGTTCCGGGACGGCACCCGGTTTGTTTTCCCCAGGCAGCGCAGCAGCCTCGCGCGCTTGCGCGCGCGACTGCGCTGAGGGTTCTATGGGGGTTCTTTTGGGTTCGGGTGCATCTGCTGCGGGGTTTGACCGCAGCAAATGCGGGGTATGAGCGCACGTGCTGCGGGGTTTCGGATCGGATACGGCGCACGTGCTGCGGGGTTTCGGATCGGATACGGCGCACGTGCTGCGGGGTTTGGTGGGCTCATTCACCGTAGCTGCTGCGGGGTTCGGGCACACCGTGTAGACGTTTGTCTTGCGCTTTCCGCCCCCGCCAGAGACGCGCAGATAGCCCGCTTTCTGCAGCGCCCGGATGTTCGTCTGGACCGCCCGCTCGCTCAGGCCGGTCCGCTTGCACAGTCTCTCGATGGAGGGAAAACAGCGCCCTTGGTCATCGGCGTGGTCGGCCAGTGCCAGCATGATCAGTCGCTCGGTCGGTCCGAGCGCGGCACTTTCGAATATCGCGGTAATCAGCCTGTTACTCACGAAAATGCCCCTTGGATATCGATCCGAGCTTTGAACTGCGTCACAGTCGATCCTCCCAGACCAGGTTGGTGGCCGGATTGAAGCGGGCATGCGCGGTTCCGATCTCGCCCTGGCGCTGCTTGGCGACGATCAGTTCGAGGCGATTGCGCACCGCGTTCATGGCCGCAGTCCAGTCGGCCAGCGCCTCGGGATCATCCGGACCCGGGCGATCTCGTTCAAGGTAGTATTCGTCGCGGTAGCAGAAGATCACGCAGTCGGCGTCCTGCTCCAGCTGGCCGGACTCGCGCAGGTCCGACAGCATGGGGCGCTTGTCGTCGCGGGTTTCGACCTGCCGCGACAGCTGCGACAGCGCGACCACCGGCACGTTCAGACTGCCCGCCACTGCCTTGAGCGCGATGCTGATTTCGGTGATCGCCTCGTAGCGCGTCCGGGCGGTCGAGCGCAGCAGCTGGGCGTAATCGACGATCAGGAGGCGCATGTTGTTGCCCATCGCGCGCTTGGCCTGCTGCGCGCCGGCCAGCAGCGCGCCGATGTCGGCGTAGCTCCGGGGCAGGAACGTGATCGGCAGCCTGGCCACCGCTTTCGCCTGCGTGACGGCGTGGTGCCACTGCGGCTCGGTCATGGTGCCGCGCCGGATGTCGGCGTAGGCAATCCCCTGCCCCGCCTGCGCGGTCGCCTCGGACAGCGCGCGCAGAGCCATCGCCTCGGGATTCATCTCCAGGCTGGCGATCACCACCCCGTGCCCGGCGCGGGCGGCGTTGAGGGCCGCGGCCAGCGCGACGGCGGTCTTGCCCATGCTTGGGCGCCCGGCGATCAGCGTCAGCTCGCCGGGGTAGAACCCGCCGATCAGGCTGTCCAGGCTGGCGATGCCGGTGGGGACGGAGCCGTCGTCGTCGCCCAGGTAGGCCGCTTGGGCCATGTCCACGGCCTTGCGCAGCGCCGCCGCCATGCTGACCGGCCGGGCAGAGTTCTGGGGCATGTCGAGGGTCAGGAGCGCGCCCTCGATGCGCTGCGCGATCGCCGCGGCCGGCTCCTCGTTGCGCGCGATGGCGGCCTGCCCCTCGATCAGCACTTGCGACATCTGGCGCTTGACGCGCAGGTCGGCCAGCATCTCGGCGAAGGGCCGCACGGCCTCATGCGGCGCGCCGGCCGCGGCGAGGCGGGCCAGATAGCCCACGCCGCCAAGCTCGGCCAGCCCGGCCTCCTCGCGCATCGCGGCGGCGACGGTGACAGGCGAGACGAGATGCCCCGCTGCGTCTTTCTCGCGCGCAGCGGCGAAGATGCGCGCGTGCACGGGATCGAAGAAAAGCGCCTCGCCCCCCAGAGCGACGATGGTCGAGATGTGCCGCGGGTTCAGCAGCACCGCGCCCAGTAGCTGCTGCTCGGCCTCGACGCTGTGCACGGCGTCGTCTGTGGTCGAAAACCGCAGGCGGTGGACTTCAACCATGGGCGTCTCCTGCGCGGCGCGCCACGAGGCGCGCGGCAATGGTTCCGAGGGGTTCGAATCCGCCGGTCGAGTCCAAGTCGCGATCCGGGGCCAGCGCGTGCTTCATGACCCGATCCACGACGCGGGCCTGCGCGGGGCTGAGCTCGCGTCCGCGGCGCAGAGTGGCGGCGGCTCCGATCAGCGCGCCGCGCTCCCAGCCGGTCAGGTGCGGCAGGCGGATCAGGGCCGCGACGGCCTCTGGGGAATGGCGGGCGGTCATGCTGATTTCCTCCAAAAGCAAGCCTTTTGCACGCGCGCCGCCTCGGCGCGCATGCGCTCGGCCAGCTCGACCTGCCAGAACTCGGCGATGCGGATCGTACGAACCCGGCCCGGGCCGCGCCTGGGCAGGCCGAACCGCTTGACCGCTTGGCGAAGGGTGTCCGGCGCGGCGCCGAAGTGGGCGCAGATGTCCGCCCCCAGGACGCCGGCGGTCCACATCCGGCGCAGCAGGTCGGGATCGTGCCAGACGGTCAGACGCTCGACCGGGAAGCCACGCGGCGGCAGGCCGCGCTTGCGGGCGCGCAGGCAGACGGCCTGCTGGGTGATGCCCAGCATCGCGCCGATCTTGGTGGTGGACAGGCGCGTGTCGAGCCAGAGCCGCCGGAACTCGGCCAGCGTGACGGTCCTGCTGCGCTTGCCGCTCATGCCGGCACCACATGGACGCAAGTGCCCTCGATCTCGCCCCAGACCTTGCGGACGGCCAGGTCGGCGACCTGGGCGTCGTCGCCCCAGGCAATCCGGTTCAGACCGTCCTTGATGGCCTTGGCGACATTGTCGCTGTCCGGCTTCTGGGTGTGCGGCCGCCCGATCATCTCGGCCCGCTTGCGCTTGGACCACGACGCGGGCGGGGCGAATGTGGCGATCACCGTCAGCCGGACCGGGCCCTCGATCGGCGCGGGAAAAAGCGGCGCTGCGATGGTGCGCACCACGTCCTCGAACCGGGCGTTTTCGGCGGGGTTGAAGGCCCGCGCGCGACCGCGCACCGCGCCGACGCGATGGCGCTTCTTGGCGTACGGCTTGCCGGGGATGGTGAGGATTGTCATGCGACACCCGGCAGATCGCCCTGATCCGGGGCGGCATCGACGGGGCGGCGGCTGGCCATGAAGGTCTCGGAATCGACCATCAGGACCGTGATCATCTGGCCGACATGCTCGCCCAGCACCGCGCGGTTGTGGTCGATGTTGGCGCAGGTGATCATGGCCTCAATGCCCTTCTCGCCCTTGATCTTGACCTCGCCCAGCGTGACGGCGGTGTGCGGGAACTCGTGGGCGGTCAGCAGCCGCACGGTGCCGCGCACCAGCTCGCGCGCGGCCATGTCCATGGCGGCGATCTTGTCGCGCTGCTCGGCCTCGGTCATCATGGTCCAGGGGCGCTTCATGTCGCGCAGGTGGCCGACGAGCGCGGCGTGGAGGTCGCCCGCCAGCGTGTCGATCGCGAGTTCGGTCTGAGTGTCGGCGGTCATCGGTCATCTCCATTGCCGTTATGCCCCTGAGCGCGCCGGGGCCGCGCATTCCGGTCAGATCAGGGTGCCCTGCCGGCCATCAGCGTCCGGTGCACGTCCGGGTACCGGGCGATCAGGCGCGGGTTGCGGTTGCACAGCCGCTCCGCTCGGGCGCGCAGGTCCACCGAGGGCGGCGGCGCGGGCGGCGCGGACGATGGGCTCGTGCCGTGCGCAGGCCCAGACATGGCCGCCGACGGCGGGCCAGTCGGCGCCGCGCCAGACGGCCCAGCCGCGGCTACCCCAGGTGCTGCGGCCGTCAGCTGCGCAAACCACGCACGGATGGACGAGCGGTGCCATGGTCGGAACGGGCCTCTGGGCGCGAGGTCGGGGCGGGACGGGTGCCTCATGCGTCGCGCCCCAGGTCGTGGCACATCAGGATCACCCGGACCGAAGCGCCGGTCCGCATTTCCAGGATCATCCGGTCCCGCTCGGCCTCGGGCTGCGGCTGCGCGATGAAGCGCCGGCACGCTGCCATGTCGCTGAAGGGCGCGCGCCAGGCCGACGCGCCCACGGGCACGTCGTTCGCGATGAAGACCGCCAGCGCCAGGATCATCCTGTCGGCCCCGTGATGGCGCGCCGGATCGGCACGGTGGCGTCCTGATCGTCCGGCAGGATCATCTCGGCCGGGTCGGCGACATAGCCGGGCGGCACCACGACGCGAAACCGGTCGGGTACGGCGCGCGGGCCTGGATCGTAGAACACCAGCACCTCCTCGTGATCGATGACCAGGCGGCAGGGCCGGTCGGGATGGCCGCTGCGCCCGGCCAGGCGGTTGCGGATCGTCACCACTGCCCAGATGTCGGGATTGTCGGAGAGCGCGATCTCGACGCTGGTCTGGACGGCGGGCGGAAAGCCGAAGCCGCAGTAGACCTGCGCGGCAGCGGGGCTGGCGAGCAGGGCCAGTGCGGCGGCGCGGATCATCGCCGCCCCCGCACGCCGAGGCGGCGCATGGCGCGGTAAAGGCTCACCCGCTGCAATCCGGCCAGCTGGACGGCTTCGGAGGGGTTTCCGCCGGTGCGGGCCAGATAGTCGGCGATCACCTCCCGCTCGAAGCGGTCCCGGGCCTCATCCAGCGGCAGCGTGGGGTAGGCCTTGACGTGCAGCAGGACCGCGCGCGCGGCAGACCAGTCGCGGGCGGTCATGCTGCGGCCTCCGGCGGCGCGCCAGTCATAGCAGCACCTCTTGTAGCGGCTCCCGCGCTTTTGCCTGCGGCGGCGCCCAGATCCACGGGCCCGAGGCCATGGGCAGCTGCGAGAGCGCGCCACGCATGAGCTGCTGCCAGCGGATGAACTCCGTTTCCGAGCAGGCGCAGAGCGCGTGTCCGATGGGCCAGCCCATCAGCCATCCGACGAAGAGCGGGTTCAGCCGCCGCCGTGCCCGGCCCTTCCACAGCCGCAGCCAGGTCGCGCGCCCATGAGACGCAATCAGCGAGGCTCGTAGCGGGCGCCAGATCAGGCGCAGTTGCGAGAGCGTCGGCCCATCCGGTGGCGTCGCTTGGGCCGGGTGGGAAAAGCCCTGCTCGGCCCGGTAATGCAGCAGGTCCATCCGGCTCTTGCCGTCCGCGCGGACCAGGCTGTCCGGGCTGCTGCCCTTGACGTTCTGCGCCGCTGGCGTCGGCCATTGCGCTGCCTGCGCCGGAAGCGGCGGCATCCCGCCCGATCCGTAGACCTGGGCCGGGCCGCCCTTCTCCCCGTCCGATCCCTTCGGGGTGGACCATGAGCAAGCTTGCCCTTCCAGCGTCAGCCTTTCGGCGCTCTTCCGGCCCCCGTCCCGGGTGTATTCCCCCGTGGACACGCGTGGCGTCATCCACGGCGCCCCCGCCAATACCATCGTCCGTCGGGTAAAGTCGTTGTTCCCCGCCGCGCTGTTCCCGTTCTGCGCCGGAGTGCCCGCCATCGGGGTGGGCCATTGCAATGCCAAGTCTTGCAGTGTCGGATTTGTGCGCTGCCCCAGCAGGGGGCCGTCTGGCGCCTGCCGATTGCTGACCGTCGCTGTCGCGGTAGGCCACGCAAAACCAGCGCAATCGTTCGTGCGGCGCGCCGACTTCAGCCGCCGAGAATGCGCCAGCCGCAGGCGTCCAGCCCATATCCCATAGCTCTCGCAGCACGGTTTCAGCGCCGAGGCTGATGTGGCCCGCAACGTTTTCGAGGAACACCCATCGGGGTTCGACCTCGCGGATGATCCTGGCCACCTCAGGCCACAGGTGCCGCTCGTCGTCGGCTCCCTTGCGCTGTCCGGCTGCGCTGAAAGGCTGGCACGGGTATCCGGCAAGGATGGTATCAAAGGCGCCGCGGAAAGGTCGCCCGTCGAAGGTGGTGACATCATCCCAGATCGGGGCGGGGGCGAAGTATCCGGCCCGCTGGGCGGCGATGAGGACGGTGCGGGGCCATTCCTCCCACTCGACGAAGCAGCGGGTGTGGAATCCCGGCTCGGCAAGCATGAGGCCCATATCCAGGCCTCCGCCGCCTGCGCAGAGGGACAATCCGTTCCGGGGACGTAGCACCATGTCACGCTCCGCTCCCCATGTATGGGCGCCCCTTGGGGGCTGGCGGGCACGGCATGACACCGCGCCCGCCGTGGCCCCGGCCAGGCAATGCGGATGCCGGAGGCAGAGCCGCAGACGGGTCGAGCGCGGGTGCGGGGGCGTGGCGCCCACGGCGGGTTCCGCACTGTGCTGACAATGCCGCCGCGCTCGGGTGGTGCATCCGGCGCTTGAACCGCTCTGTCCCGGCCTCTGAGCAAAGGTCGCGCGGGATGGATGCACCGCCGGAAAGCGGCAAAGGGTCGAGGACGCTCATGCTGCGACCTCGGCTTGTGCAGTGGTGCCCGCGCTGTCCTTCGGCGGGTTCTGGATGCGATACCGGGCGACCGGATCGCCCGGGCTAAACCAGTCGAAGTCTTCAGCCGGAAGCGGCCCGACGAAATCGCCGCTACAAGCGAAGCCCATTTCGCAAATCACCAATGTATGCCCCGGAACGGGCCTCGCGCCCGGCCAGTGCAGTATCCAAGGCCCCCATTCCTCGCTCATGCGGCGCCCCTGTCGGCATACTTGAAGGTGAACACCTCGCGCGGCAGGTCATGCCCGGCCAAGTCGCATAGGGCGGCATACCAGAGCGCGGGCAGCCGATCTTCATTTGCGGCGCGCTGGACGCGGCGCATATCGACGCCGATGGCAGCGGCGACACGCTCGCGACCCAGGCTGTCAAGGATGTCTGCGGGTTTCATCATGCCTGGACGATAGCGCGAAAAAAATATCCCGGCAAGCACATTTTTCGCTTGCGCGGTGAACATTTTTCGCGCATAGTCACTCCAAGGCGCCACGGTGGTGCCGCAGGGAAAGACGAAGATGACCCTTGCAGAGAAGATCAACGCCGCTTTGGACGCTGGCAAAACCGTCACCATTGCCAACTACCTGCGGATCACCCAGGTGAAACCCAAGCATCGCAAGATGTGGCGTGATGCTGGTCATGAGTTTTTCAAGACCGACGCCAAGGGCGCGACCCTGATGATCGACGGCCAGTCCAAGGGAAAGCCGCGTTACGCTTGCATCGACGGCACCAAGATCACCGCCGCCTGACTCCCGCGCCCTTCGGGGCACACTACCCTCACACCCGAGAGACGCCATGACCCGCTACGAGACGATCCTGCACCGCAACGCGCCCTTCGACTTCGACCTGAACGCGCCGCGCCTGGACGCGGATCGGCGCTGGACCGTTGCCGGGGTGCAGGCCGTGCTTCTGGACGGCAACCCGGTCGTGCCTGTGGGGCAGTTGTCCAAGGCCGCCGCCGCTTGGCTGCGCCGCGCCGAAAAGGCCGGTCAGATCGAGGCGTTCGCCTGCCACAGCTTCCCCGCGCCGCGCACCGCTTACCGGCTCGCCGCCTGACCGCCGCGCCTTACGGGGCGCACCACCCTCACACCGGAGAGACGCCATGACCTGCTACGAAACCATCCTGCGCCGCCACGCGCCCGAGATGAACGCGACCCACATGGAAAGCCTTGCCATCGGCCTGCACTCGACGCTGAATAGCCTGCCCGACGAGGCGTTCCGCGAGATCGCCGAACTGGCCCGCCGGATGGGCGCGGATCGGCTGGCCGCGTTCCATCGGGGGATGTGCGCATGACCCTGCCCGCATCCTACGACGCATGGCGCACCACCGCGCCCGAGGCCCCGCCGCTGCACCCCGGCCCGCACCGCAACGAGCTGTTGATCGAGGCGCCGGACCTGACCATCGACGCATACGGATGGTATGACGGCGAGGGCAACCTGCTGTCAGTGCAGATCGGCAAGCTTAACATCAAGCCCGAGAACGTGGCCCGCGCGCTGGCGCTGTTGGGCGCGACTTGCTCCACTTGGGCCGATCCGCTGGACGCCGACACGCTGGCCGGCTTGTCGCGGGCCGCCTTTGAATACGAGGCCGAACTGGAAGCCGAGGCGCGGGGGACTTGGTGATGGCGTCCGCTGACGACATCCGACTGCTTGAGCGCATTCGGAACCTGAAAGTCATCTGGCAGGTCGAAATGCTGCCTGTGGGCGACTTGATTGAGCTGGCCCACATGGTGCGCCGTGGCGACCTGCGCCACGTCGATGAACCTTCGCTGGAGGAGGCCGAGACATGACCACCACCCCGCGCCCTTGGGCTGTCGCCCTTGCGGCTGCCGGCATGCGCCGCGCGGCCGAGCGCACGCAGATCGACGCCGACGCAATGGAGGTGCCGCCGCCGCAGCGCGCCGATCTGGACAAACTGGCTGAGGCTGCCAAGCGGTTTCGCGCCGGCAAGCGCAGTCTGACGCTGACCGAGGCGAAGGACATCGCTCGCACGCTGGTGAACAAGCATGACGCCGAGAGCGTGCGCATGATCCACAGCGCGATCCTCGATCTGCTGGCCGAGGGCTACAGCACCCCGCCCGAGGCGCTGCGCAAGGGGGGCGGGCTGTGACCCTGACCGACGCCGTTTTCGCCCTGTTCTTCGGCCTGGTCGCGGTCTGGGTCGGCCATCACATCGCTGCGGCGCTCGCCCGCCCGCCTTTGGAGGTCTTGCTGTGACGCTGGCGCCCGGACTGCACACCGACATCCCCGAGGCGCTCTATCACGCCGATGCCCTGCTCGATGCGCCCACGCTGTCCAGCACCGTCGCCCGGCTCATGCTGCGCAGCCCGCTGCACGGCTGGACTGCGCACCCGCGCCTGAACCCGGATTACGAGCCGAAGGACAGCGCCGCCTTCGACGTGGGCCGCGCCGCGCACCGGGCGGTGCTGGGCCGCAGCGGCGATTACGTCGCGATCCCGGACGATCTGCTGTCCGAAGACGGCGCGATCCGGTCGAAAGCAGCGCGCGAATGGGTGGCCGAGGCGCGCGCGAAAGGCCGGACGCCGCTCAAGGCACCCGTGGTCGAGCGGATCGACGCCATCGCATCAGCGGTCCGGTCGCGGCTGTCCGCGATGGGCATCCGCCTCGACGCCGACCGCAGCGAGATCACTGCGCTGGCCGAGGTGGACGGGGTGTGGTGCCGGGCGCGCTTCGACAACTTGCCTGAGCGCGGGACGGTCTTCTACGACCTCAAGACCATCACCGACGCGAGCGCCGACGCGGTGATCCGTGCGGTGGAGTCCTATGGCTACGATCTGCAGGTGGCGCACTACCAGGCGGTGCTGGAGGCCGCCACCGGGCAGCGCCGCCGTGCCCGGCTGATCTTCGTCGAAAAAGACCCGCCGCACGAGGTGGCGGTCGTCGAGCTGGTGGACGATCCCAGCGCCGAGTCCGACTGGATGGCGGCCGCCCGGTCCAAGGCTGCAGAAGCGCGCCGCCTGTGGGCCGAGTGCCTGCGCACGGGCGTTTGGCCCGGCTATCCGGCGGCGGTGCAGATCATCGGCGCGCGCGGCTGGGAGCAGGCCCGGTGGGAGCAGCGGATGGCGGAGCGCGCCGATCCGCCGAAGCCCAGCAAGCCCGCGCTCCGTGCGGCCTACGACGCCCAGGCGCCGTGGGGAATGACCCCGTGACCCGCGCGCAAGACCCATCACCATCAGGAGAAACCATGACTGCCGAACCGTCGCCCCCCGTGCCCCCCGTGCCCGCCGTCCCTGCGCCGCAGCCCGCCGCCTCGCGCGCTCCCGTCACTGTGGGCGGCCCGCTGGCGGCACTCGTCCCCGACAGCCTCGACAGCGCGTATCGCCTTGCCAAGGCGCTGGCCGCTGCGGGCGACATGGTGCCGGCGGCGTTTCGCGGCAATCCCGAGGCCACGCTGGCAGCGATCCTGCGCGGGATGGAAGTGGGGCTGGCGCCGATGCAGGCGCTGTCCAGCATCGCGGTCATCAACGGCCGCGCGACGCTGTGGGGCGACGCGATCCCCGCGCTGGTGCAGCGCGCCGGGCACCACATCGACGTCGAATACGAGGGCGCCGGCGACCGGCTGGTTGCCGTCGCGACGCTGATCCGGGGCGACAGCCGGCGCAAGATCGTGCGGCGCTTCGGCATGGAGGACGCCAAGCGGGCGAAGCTGCTGGACAAGTCCGGGCCGTGGCAGCTCTACCCGCAGCGGATGCTGGCGCACCGCGCCCGGTCTTGGGCGGTCCGCGACGGGGCGGCCGACGCGCTGATGGGTCTCGCCATCGCCGAGGAAGTGCAGGACTACGGTCCCGACCGCGCGCGCGACGTGACGCCTGCGGCGACCGCAGCCCCGCGCCGCGGCGGCGTGATGCTGGCGTCGCCGGACGCTGAGGTGGACGAAATCATTGAGGCCCGGCCGACCGACGCCGAGCTTGAGGCCGCGATGGCGGCGGCGGCCGAGGCTGCGCGGGCGCAGGGGGCGGCGTGATGTCGCCCGCCGCAGACCCGCGCCTTGTTCCGTTTCCGCCGCCACCCCACGTCACCCCGTCCAGAGTTTCCCGCGCAACGCCCCGCCGCGCAGCGCGGCGCCTCGCCCCGCAACGCAACGCCTGATCAGAAAGGAGACACCATGATCACCTCGAAAGCTTCCGTCACCTTGGCCAGCATTTCCCCCTACAGCCAGTCGCGCCAGCACGACGAGCCGCGACTGGCGGGGGAAAGCCACGACGACTACGACGTCCGCACCTGGCGGTCGAAGCTCAGCATCGGGCCGAAGGGCACGGTCGTCATTCCCGCGCACGGGATGCATCAGGCGCTGATGGCCGCTGCCAAATACTCCGGCAAGCAGATTCCCGGTCAGGGCAAGAAGACGTGGACCGCCAAGATCACCACCGGCCTCATGCTCATCGAGGACATCGATCTCGGGATCAAGCCTGAGGCGGTGGGGCAGGTGGCGATCTCGGCCAATGCGGACGGCGTGCGCGGCTCCGGCAAGCGCGTGCTGCGGCGCTTCCCGATGATCCCCGAATGGCGGTCCACCTTCGACATCTATGTGCTGGACCCGATCATCACGAAGGACGTGCTGAAGGAGATGCTTGAAATCGCCGGGATGTTCATCGGGATCGGTCGCTTCCGCCCTGAAAAGGGCGGCACCAATGGGCGTTTCCGCCTCGACCGCCTCGGCTGGGACGACGGCCGACTGGCGGCGGCCTGACAAGATTCCGACGCTCCGCGCCGCCGCGCGCCGCGCCGCAACGCTGCGCCACGCAACGCACCGATCCTGACCGAGAGATACCGATGTCCCGCCCCCGTCCGCCCTGACAAGATTCCGCCGCGCTGCGCTGCGCCTCGCACCGCCCCGCTCCGCTGCGCCTCGCGCCGCCCCGCTCCGCTGCGCCTCGCGCCGCCCCGCAACGCAACGCAACGCACCGATCCTGACCGAGAGATACCGATGCCCCGCCCCCGTCCGCCCTGACAAGATTCCGCCGCGCCGCAGCGCCACGCGCCGCACCGCGCCGCAGCGCGCCGCCCCGCAACGCACCGCACCGATCCTGACCGAAAGGCCTACAATGACCCTTGATCTGTCCCTCAAGACCGAAACTCGCCTGCTGATCGACGCCCTCCGCGCCGTGCCGCTCGGCCAGATCGTCGATTTCGGCACCCTGTCCGCCGCCTGCGGCCTCGACGTGACCGGGAAAGGCCGCAGCCTGCTGTCCTCCGCGCGCAGCATCGCGGCCCGCGACTACGGCGCTGTCTTCGTCAGCGAGCGCACCGTCGGACTGCGCCGCCTGCGGCCGGACGACGCCCCGACGCTCGGACAATCGGCCCGCAAGCGGATTCGCTCCACCTCGGGCGCGGCCATGAAGAAGATGGTCACGCTCGCCGAGGCGTCGAACAGCCTGGCGCCGGAAGCGCAGCGCCAGCTGAATGCCGAGATGGCGATCCACGGCCTGCTGCGCGAGATCGCGACCGATCGCACCACCGAAAGCATGCAAAAGGATACCGTGAAGCCGCCCGCGCTGGTCGCGCAGAGCTTCCTGGAGCATCTCGGGCTGGACCGCGCAGGCGATGCCCCCACGCAATGAAAGGCCCTCCGCCATGACCCTCACGACCCGCGACGAAGCCATCCGCGACCTGGCCGACCATGCGTCGGACCAGTGCGAGGCGCTGGCGAACAAGATGACCGCCGTGATTGACGGCGAGGACGACGACGGCGAGACCGAGCCCGAGCGGCTGTGCGGCATCGCCCGCGACAAGCAGGGCCGGGCGGTGCTGGTATTCGCCGAGCCGGGCGTCACGAACCGCCGGACGCTGGTCTACGTCGATGCGATCCTGGCGCTGGCGAAGCTGCTGAACGGGGAAGTGGGGGTGAACATTGATGCCTGACAAGCCCATCACCACAGCCGCTGAGATGCGGGAAGCGGCTGCGAAAGCAGTTGGCAACCTGCGCGGGCGCGACATCCCCAAGTCCGACGCCGAGGACGCTGGCGAGGGATACGACCTGGCCATCGACGAGGCGCAAGAGGCCATCCGCGCCCTGCCCGTCGCGGCGCCCGATCCTTTGGACGATCCGAGGGTGCGGGCGCTGGTGGACTTGATGAAAGCAGCACGGCTTGATCTTGCTTTATACGTAGCCAGAGATTGGCCCGAACCGCAGCGCTCGCAGTATCCGCACATCGAGAAAAAGTATCGGCTCGACATGGGCCTCTGTTACCAGATCGACGCCGCCCTTGCCGCTTTGGAAAAGGGCCGCGCCAATGACTGACAGCATGGCCGACAAGATCACCGACGCCTGACGCACGCTGATCGCTTGGCGCGTTCGGCCAGTGCTGCTCGCAGTGCCACAGCCACGAGCGCCGGCAGTGATCCGCGCCGAAGACGATCACCCGCTGCCGCCAAAAGCGCGACACCTCCTGCCTGTCGTAGGCGCGGGCACACAGGGACATGCTGGCGTCGGCATAGATCGCGTCGTGCAGGACGCGCGAGACATTCGACAGCCGGCCGATCATCTCGACCCGGCCACCGCCTGGCCCCACTCGGCAAGCGCCGCATGACGCGCGACGCAATCGGTCAGCGCGGTGCGGTCGCGGCGCCAATGGACCACCACCTCCGCCTCGGTCAGCGCCCGCACCAGCAGCCTCTGCGGCAGCGCACATGGCACCACCAGCGCTGCTGGCGGCGGGTCAAGGCGCGCATCAACGCCCGAGCAAGCGGCGCACAGCGTCAGCGCCGAGACATGGGCGATCAGCGGTTTCGCTCTCACGGTCGCGTGCCTCCATCCCTGCCAGCAGCTCCGCGCGTTCGGCCGCGGCGCGGGCGATGATTTCGGCCTGTCCGGCCGCGCGCGCCTGCGCGATGGCCCGCTGCGCGGCCAGCGCCGCCGTGCGGGCCTGCCAGCGCTCGCGCTCGCCTTCGCGGCCGGTCCACCAGCCATGCACCCAGACCGCGCCCAGCACGAGCGCCGCAGCCAGCACGCGGTTCTGCCAGACAACAAGGCTCCACATCGTCAGCGGGCTCGTGCGCACCGATCTTGCCGCACGGCGACGGATGGGCGCGGAAATCCGGCACTCCCGACAGGCCGGAACCTGCCGGGAGGCCGCGTTGCGACCGGCGGCACCGCCCAGCCCGCCGGGAACGCGATCTCGTAGGGAGCGCGCATTCAGCGCTTGCCCCAGATGCGATAGACGCCGCCCGAAAGCACAAGGGCGCCAAGGATCGCGCGCACCAGAGCCTCGACTTCGATCACGATCACGCCGTCCTGGATCATGACGCCCCAGCCCGCCATGGCCTCCAGCGCCGCCAATGGCAGCAGCGAGAGCGCGTAGATGATGATCCGAACGGCGACGTAGTGCAGGGGATTGGTCATGTCACACCTCGTTTGTGGAAAGGGCCAGATTGCCCGCTGCTCGCTGCGGCAGGTGGATCGGTCGGGCAGGAAAGGTCGCGGGCCAGCGCGCGGCCAGAAGGCGCGACCTGGCGATCCGGGTCACGCTGACGGTGTCGCCCTGATTCCCGCCCAGGACGTGAAAGGCGCTGGCGTCTTGCCCGACCGCGAATCCGACGTGCCCGCCGGAGCCGCGCGAGAAGACCAGCACGCAGCCGAACGTGGGCTCGGTCGGCACGCCGAACAGCGCCCAGTTGCGCGCCCAGTAGGGGTTCGCTCCCAGCGCGCCGGGCCAGGGCTCATTCGGCAAGCCCAGCCGGATCGCCGTTTCGGCGAAGTCGCCGCACCACGGCAGCGCCTTGGGGTCGCCCAGCGTCCGCCCGTCCGACTGCAGCCAGGCGCGCAGGCGGGCGTTGTCGCGCACCTCGTGCCAGCCGTAGGGCACCATCGCTGCCGCCATCCAGGGCAGGCCGCTGGTCGTCGTCGCGGGCGCGGTCGGCACGGTCGGCGCGGGCACCCCGGCCATGGCCAGCGCGCTGCGCCGCACATCGGCCACGCGATTGGTCCAGCCCTTGCCGAAGGTCGCCCAGCCGCGCATGCGCTGCAGCGCTGCCATGCGGTTCGAGGTGGCGCGGGTGATCACCCCCGCCCGGTCGGTCGCCCCCTGCGCCGCCCGCAGCGTGACCGGGCCGATGGACCCGTCGGCCAGCACGCCCAGCGCCGCCTGCAGCCACCGCGCGCCGGTCGCGGGCCCGCTGTTGACGCCTGCGTCGAAGGCCACCAGGTCAAGGCCGGGCGGCAGGTCGTCGCCGCGCACCTTGTCCCAGTACCAGCGGCGGTAGATCGTCTGCACTTCGTCGTCGGTGATCCGGCGCAGCTCGTCCTTGGTGACACGCCGCCCCTTCCACCGTGCATAGACGCCGATGGTGATCCCCTTCATGGTGGCGCCGCCGGGGTCGTCGGGGTGCTCGGACCAGCCTCCCTCCCATCGCAGCGTGACAGCCAGGCATCGCTCGAAAGCGGTCATGGGTCGGTCCTTTCGATGAGAGTGTAGACGACGGTATCCGTCCGGTCGTGCGTCCTGACCCCGTTGCAGTCGTAGTCCAGCGCCAGGTGAAGCTCGATCCGCCCCGCCTGCAGGTTCGGCGGTTGCGTGAGCACAAGGCGCAGCCGGGTCGGCTCGGTGGTGATCTGCCGCGCGCCCGGTATGGGGTTTCCCGGAGTCGTGATCCCGGTGTAGTCCGTGAACAGGGGCGTCGTCTCGATCAGCCGGCACTGCGCCCCAAGGCGGGTGCGCTGCGCCACCAGATAGAGGACCACCGGTCCGCCACGAACGACCGGCTCCGCAACATAGGACAGGCCGGGAATCTGCCGGATCACCCGGTCCTCGCCTGAGGCCCGCGCCACGTCCGCGCGCAAATCGCTGATTGCCTCCTGCACCGCATGCAGATCATTGCGGATCGCCGCGATGTCCTCGGATGCGCGCCATGTCGCCTTGATCTGCGTCCAGAGCGGCGTCAGGGTGAAGATCAGCACCGCAAGAACCGCCCAGATCAGAGCGCGCGCGGCTGCCTTCTTGGCCTCTTCGACGATGAATTTGCGGGTCGATGCGAGCTGTTCGTTCATGGTTCTGTCCGGCTGAAGTCGGGGGCGGTCAGCGCCGGGTATCCCGGCCCGCCGCGCCCTTCGGCTGCTTGAGCGTGAGGGTCGTCAAAAACCCCGACGACCGGCCGTATTCGTGTGTCACCGCCTCGATCCGGTAGGTGCCGTCCACGCCCGGCCGGCACCCCGTGACGCGGCACAGGCCCTCGGGCTGCGCCGCGATATTGCCCTCGATCACGACCTGGCCTTCGCCGGATTTCCGGTCGGCCTCCTGCGCGTCCGAGCGCGCACGCGCTTGCGCCGTCTCCGCATCTGGCGCCGGCATGATCGCAGTGCGGATTGTCCGGGCGCCCTCGGTCCCGGTCGCCGCCTCAACAAGGCGCCAGGCGGCGGCGCGCAGGTCGTAATACCGGACCGCGACCTTTTCCTCGGCGTTCCGGCCCAGGATCGGGGCGATGTCGTAGCGGTGCAAGTTCTCGCCCCAAACCGCCCGGATTTCCGGCAGCGCGGCGCCGCCCACCCCGACCCCGCCGTTGCGCAGGGCCAGGATCGCACGGGTCCCCACGATCTTGAAAGTGCCGCCGACCTCGCGCGCGATCCGCTCGCCAAAGGCGGCGAAGCTCTCGTCGTCGAGCGCCAGGTAGCGCCGCGCAAGCGCCGCAAGCGCGGGATCGACGCGGACCTCGATGCCCGCCAGGCGCCCCGCGCGGGACATGGCCTCGCCGATGGTCGTGTCGTCGAGGTGCAGACGCCGCGGCTCCTTCGCGGGCCCGCGGGTGTCCATGCCCTTCGCGCCGACGGTCAGGGTCCGCCCCTCGCGCCCGCCGGAGGCGCTGATTTCGTCCACGACGCCCGTAAAGGCCGGGCCGACCCCGCGACCCTCCCATCCCAAAAAGACCTCGACCTGGGCGCCCGGCTGCGGCATGACGATCTGGCCGTCGGTGTCGTCCAGCACCAGCGACGCCGTGTCGCTCGTCTGCCCCGCCTGGTCGTTGACGGTCAGGCTGATCAGGCGCGACAGCAGCCGATCGGTGATGTCGGTCCCGCCGACCACGACCTTGACGATGGCGCGCATGGCCTCAGTCCCAGAGCCGGGTCAGCCGCACGTCCGGCTCGCGGCCCCGCGCTGCCGGGATCGGCAGGCGCACGACCGTGCCGACCGGCAGGTATGCCCCCAGAGCCGCAAGGCCTGGGTTGGCGTCCAGCACCGCCTCGACGAGGCCCGGCATCGGGCGACGAAAGCGCCGCCAGACGATCCGCGGGACCGTCACGCCCTCGCTCTCGACCGTCACAGTTTCGAACGTGCCGCTCATCGCACCAGCGCCTCCATGATCCCGGCGAAGGCGCCAAGGCTCGGACCCGGCGCCTTGCGCAGCCGGATCGTGACGTCGAGCTTCTTGCCCACCCCGCGCGCGTCGAGAAACTCCGATCGGACATCGACCCCGAGGATCGCGTGCCAGCCGTAGGGCCGGCCGTCGCCGCGGATCAGGTATTGCGGCTGTCCGCTCGCCTGCATCGCCGCCAGGACTGCGAGACCGCTCCGGCCGCCCAGCGCTTCGGGGAACAGCCGCCCGGTGAGCGTGATCTCGCTCGTCCCCGGCCCGACGTATTCAAGCGGCGCCGCAGTCCCGACCACTGGCTTGACGACGAAATCGGACTCGCTGCGCTCGTCCGTCTCGTGAACGTTGAATGGCGCGACCTCGATCCGCAGGGCTCCGAGCAAATACAGCATCAGGATCGGACCCCCATGTCGGCGTTGATGGCCCGCAGCATGGTCGCGATTTCGCGGTCGAGCATGGCACGGACCTGGCGTGCGGCCTCGGCGGGGTCGGAGACGCCATTGACCACGATGTCGCCGAAAGACACGGTGACCGGCGCGGGCGTTCGGCTCGCGCTGCCCATGCGCGCAAAGAGGGTCTCGACGCGCTGGTCCAGATCCGACAGCGGCGTGATCCGCCCAGCCGTGTGCGGCGTGAACAGCTCCGGCTCGCGCTCGCCTACCAGGAACGACCCGCTCGGCCAGACCGGGCCGCCGGTCGCGCGCCCGCCCGACCGCGGGCGCGGGTTGATCCCGCGGCTTGGATAGCGGGGGCTGTCAGCCGCCAGACGCGGCGTCCCGACCCGGTCGAGCGCGGCGTTGAGCCGTCCGACCGCGGCTGCGGCCGAGTCGATGGACGATGTGTCCACGACCGGCGTGACCGTCACCGCCAAGGCGTTGATGATCTCCGTGCCCAGTCGGTCGGCTTCCTGCTGCGCCGCGACGCCGCCCTGGGCGATGGCCGCAACATAGGCATCCAGATCGGCGCGAACGGCGTCTGGCAGGCCTTCGGTCATCCGGTCCAGCTCCGCCTCGGCCTCGGCAACCGCTTGGCGGAAGGGCGCAAGCGCCTCGGGCCCGACGCCCGACCGCTGCGCCTCAGTCGCGGCTGCCGCCCGAATCCGAGCCACCTCGCGCGCGGCGTCGAGAGTCGCGGCCGCGTCAGCTGCGCTGCGCAGCGGCGCCGGGGCGGTTGGGTTGAGCGCGGCGTTGAGCCGTCCGACCGCGGCTGCGGCCGAGTCGATGGACGATGTGTCCACGACCGGCGTGACCGTCACCGCCAAGGCGTTGATGATCTCCGTGCCCAGTCGGTCGGCTTCCTGCTGCGCCGCGACGCCGCCTTGGGCGATGGCCGCGACATAGGCGTCCAGATCGGCGCGGACGGCGTCCGGCAGGCCTGCGGTCATCCGGTCCAGCTCCGCCTCGGCCTCGGCAACCGCTTGGCGGAAGGGCGCAAGCGCCTCGGGCCCGACGCCCGACCGCTGCGCCTCAGTCGCGGCTGCCGCCCGAATCCGGGCCACCTCGCGCGCGGCGTCGAGAGTCGCGGCCGCGTCAGCTGCGCTGCGCAGCGGCGCCGGGGCGGCCGGGTCGGCCTCCTCCATGCCCAGAAGGCGCCGGATCGGCGCGGGGATTTCCGGCCAAGTGATGATGCTGCTGAGGTCGATGCTGCCGACGGCGTCGATGATCCGGCCGGGCAGCCCGGCGAACCAGTCGACGATGTCGAAGAACGGCGCAATGAACGCTTGCGCGAATTCGTAGCCTTTCTGCTCGAACGCCGCCTTTTCCTCGTCGGTCAGCGTTTCCTGCGTGAAGAAGGCCGAGATCGCCGCGCCCAGGCTGCTAAATATGTTGGCCAGCCCGCCCCAGGCATCGGCAATCAATTGTCCCAGAGGCGCAAACCACTCAAGGATCGGGCGAGCAGCTTCCAAATAGGGCTGAAGCCGTTCGCCCAAGGCCCGCCCGACCCCCGCAAAGACCGCCGAGATGCGGTCCCAGTAGCGCCAGATCACAACGCCTGCGGATGCAATCGCACCGACCGCGGCGCCGATCGCGGCCAAGGCCGGCGCGCTCAAGCCGCCGACCGCCGCCCCCAGTGCGGTTATGCCAGCGGACAGCATCCCGAAACCCGGGATCGACCGGACAAGCACGGCAATCGCGTCGCCGATTCGCGCCAGGATGCCCGGCATCTGGCCGGTCGCTCGGGAGGCCAGCAGGGCGCGCAGCTGCAAGGTCGCGAAGAAACCCGCAACGGGCGTGCCCAGCGCCGTGATGGCGCGCAGGCCCCCAGCGAGCATGTAGAGCGCGCCGCCCTTGCCCAGCAGACCGATGAAAGTCAGCCCGGCCGCCGCGACGCGCAGACCGATCAGCGCCGCCGTCGTCCCGATGACGGCCTTGGTCAGCTCTGGATTCGCCTCAATGAAGCTCGTCACGGGCAACATCAGCCTGGTGAACTCGCGCACCAGCTGCGTCAGCGTGGGCAGCAGCGCCGTGCCGATCGCTATCTGGACGCCCTCGACCGCCGACTGGAACGCCCGCATCTGGCCGTTGAAGCCGGCCATCCGCACGTCTGCAACGCGCTGGGTCTCGCCGTCCAGCGTGGAGAGCTCCGCTGTCAGCGCCTCAACGCTTCTCGCCCCCTGCCGCAGCAGCGAGGTCATTGCCGGCCCGGCGCGCTGACCGAAAAGTTGGGTCATCAGACCCGCGTCATCGGCATGGCCTTCGAGCTGTCGCATGATCTCGACGAAGGGCAGCATCCGCCCCTCGGCGTCGGTGACCTGCAAACCGATCTGCTCCATTGCTCGGGCGCTGGCGGCCAGGCTCTCGTCGAGGTCTTCGCCGTCGGCCACCAAATCCCCGACGCTGACGTCGAGAGCCTCCATGGCCGCCTGCGCGCCCGACGTCGGCGCAAGCAAACGGACGATCGCGCCGCGCAGGGCAGTACCCCCGAGGCTGCCCTGAAAGCCCGCATCGCCCATTCGGCCGAGGATTGCGGCCGTCTCGGCAAAGTCCATCCCCGCCGCCGCCGCAAGAGGCCCCGCATAGGTGAAGGCGGTCCCGAGTTGCTCCAGGTTGGTGTTCGTGCGCGTGAAAGTCCCGACCAGGATGTCCGAGACGCGGGTCAGATCGCTGACCTGCAGCCCGTAGCCGGTCAGGATGTTCGAGACGATGTCGGCCGACCGCCCCAGGTCCATGTTTCCGGCGGCGGCCAGCGCAAGGGTCTGCGGCATGGCGCCCATGACCTGCTCGGCGTCGAAGCCGGCCATCGCCAGAAAGCCCATCCCGTCGGCGACCTGCGAGGCCGTGAACGTCGTCGTCCGGCCCAGCTCCATCGCCTGCTGGCGCATCGCGGCCAGTTGCTCTGCGCTCGCGCGCGAGACAACAGCGACGCCGTTCATCGCCTCCTCGAAGTTGGCCGAGGTCCGCACCGCCCGACCGACGGTCCGGTCGAGAACGTAGTAGCCGGCCACGGCGTCGATCAGGCCCATGCGCGCTACACTGAGCGCGGCGTTGTTGCGCTCAATCGCGGCGCCGACGCGGGCCTGCGCCACGGCCATGTTGTCGGCCCAGGACGGCGCGGTCCCCGATGCGGACCCGGCACGGGTGATCCGGCGCAGGCTGTCCTCAATCCCGCGCGCGGGACCGGTCACCTGGTCGATCAGCCGGACGATCAGCGAAGATGTCAGGGTGCTCATCGGTGGGGCCTCGTGGCGCGGGCGATCCGCTCAGCCTGCCGGTACATCCGCAGCAGCAGCAAGATCGGCGTGCGCCGGCAGGTGTCGAAGGGAGTGTGCAGGATCGCCGCCGTCACCGCGACGATGGCGTCGCCGTGGCGGGCCACCATGCCGCTCAGCTCCCAGAGGATTGCGGCGCGGCTGCGGCGCCCTGCAGAAAAGGGGCGATGGCCTCCGCGATCCGGGCGAAGTCGCGTGCATTGATGCGCCGGATCACCTCGTCGGGCTGGCGCGACAGGGCTGCGGCGATGGCGCGCAGGTGGCGGACCTTGATCTGCTCGCCCTCGGCCGCATCGACGGCTTCGATCTTTTCGAGCGCCTCGACGTCGGGCTCGCGAAAGGTCAGGACGCGGATTTCGGCGCCGTCGGCGCCGGTGATCGGATGGGTCAGGGTGACAGACGTCTCAGGCCAGGACGCCGCGTTGGCGGCAGGCTCCGGGGCGATGGGGGCGGCTTGGGCAGTAGCGGTCATGGCGGCGATCCTCTGGCGGTGGGGCGGCAGATGGCGCGGCGCCCCGATCTCGGGGGCGCCGCAGAAGTCGGTCGTGCGCGCCGGATCAGCCGGTCACGCGCAGAATGCGGTTCTCGACGGCGAGCTGGTCAGCGCCGTTGACCCGCCACGTGTTGGTGAAGAAATCCCACTCGACCCGCGGCGCGCCGTCAAACCAAAGCTCATAGCGGACGACGCCGTTGATGGCGTATTCGTGTCCCTGCATCTCGCCGCGCTGAAATGCGTCCGGTGCGACGCGCCCCAGGCGCCCCTCCATGATCGCCTTGCTCTCGATCGCCCGGCCCGTCCGCTGGTCGCGGATCACGCCGTAGGCCGAGAAGACGTTGCGATAGCGCGACGACAGGCCGAACTCCGCCAGCAGGTCGGGGTCGTACCCGTTGAGCTTGAAGGTGGGCTCCAGCTTCTGGATGCCGACCGCGAACTCGACCGCCACCGGCGCGCCGCCGGCATTGTGGTCGACGAACTGCTCTTGCAGGTCGGGCAGCTTCAGCTCGGCCAGGGTCAGATGCTTCGACTTCGTGGGGTCGTGGTCGCCGCAGAACAAGTTCGCGGATTCCATCAGGTAGAAGGTGCCGGACATGGTCTATCCCCGTCAGTTGGCGTTGATCTGCGCGACGAGCTCGTCCAGGAGCGCGTCGAGGGCGGGCCGGTAGCGCGACGAGCGGACGCCGAGCTGCCGCAGGACCGGCGCCTCTTCGGCCGCGAAATTGACCACGAAGCGGCCCGCCCGCAGGTTTTCGGGGCTGTTCAGGTCCCGCTCGAAGAAGACCCGGTAGCCCAGGATGTGGCCCTCGGCCTGCAGGTCGCGCAGCGCGGTCTTCATGGTGTTCGTCACCGCTTCGATCGTCTGCCCAGTGATGTTGAACCGGCCGAGGTAGAAGCGCAGGGTCCGCAGCATCAGCAGGTGGATGTAGTCCCGCCCACGGGTGACGTTGTAGAACCGCCACAGCTCGTCCTCGCCTGCAGTGTCGGTGCCGACGAAGACGAAGCCGCCCGAGGCGATGGCGCCCTCGACCCCGGCCTGACCCCGCACGATGATCCCGCCGTTCTGCGACAGGATCGTCTGCCCCTCGGTCGCGCCGTCGGTCAGCGAGAAACCGATGTCGCGGCTGGGGCCGACGATGCCCTGCACGGGCTGGTTGGCCCAGGACCGGAACGGAGCGCCACCGAACTCGTGGTCGCGCCGGACCGCAATGCCCAAGACCGCGCCGACGCTGTCGATCTCGACCGCCGGCGAGCCGACCTTGACCCAAGTCTCCACCGGGATCAGCCGCTCGCTCTGGATCGTCTCGCGCCAGTCGGTCCAGGCCTGCAGCGTGCTGTGCGGGCCGGTGACGACCGCATGCGCCAGAAGCGCCGAGCAGACCGACGGCAGCGCCGCGCAGATCGGATTGGCCAGGTCGCTGACCGTCGCGGTGATGACCGCGCTTGCGCCCAGCGCCGAGGTGACGGCAATCGTCGGGGCACCAGTATAGCCCGATCCGGGGGTGGTGATCGAGACGCCCGTGATCGCGCCGCCAGCGCCGACCGAGGTGACGACCCCGGCAAAGCCGGTCCCGCCGCCGCCCGATCCGGTCAGCACATCGCCGACCTCGTAGCCCGTCCCCGCCGAGCCGATCGCGAGCGCCGTCACGCCGGTTTCGCGCTGATGCGTGTAGCCGGGCACGCCCAGGAGCCGCGGCACGACACCCAGCTGCGGCCCGGCGTCGCGCAGCGCGTGGATGCCGGTGCGCAGCGCCGCATCGCCGGCAAGGTTGGCCAGCGTCTCGGCGGTGCCCGCTCCTGCGGCGACGCGGACGATGACGACGCGCGCCGCGACCTGGAAATCGCCGAGCTGTGCGTTGATCAGCGCCAGCTGCCCAACCAGCGAGCCGGTCTGGCCGAGGTCAGCCGCGGCGCTCCGGTCGTCCGAAAAGACCAGGACCGGCGTGTTGATCGGGAAGCGATCGACGTCCGCGTCAGGCGCGGTCCCGACCAGGCCGATGATGGCCATGTCGGCCTTGGTCGCCGGCCGCGGTTCATTGTCCTGGCGCTGGATCGCGATGCCGAAGGTAGGGCTAGACATGCTGCTCTCTCCATGTGCAGACGGGCCCGGCACAGGTGCCGAGCCAAGGCTTCGGGGGCGGCGCGCGCGGCGCCGCAGGGTTGGGATCAGGAAGGCGCCGGGTCGGGTCCTGGCGCCGGGTTGTCGCGGCCCGGCCCCGCCTGGCGAGGCCGTGTCAACGCCCGGGGTGGGGTTGCGAGGATTTCCGTCTAGATCGTCATGCTGCCGCGCCGCCGGGCCAGCCGCTTTCGATGTCTGGCGCCTCCCCCGCGTCGATGGCGTCGCGCAGGTCGGCCTCGCGGTCGAAGCACGCCTGCACATGGGCGCGGACGGCCTGCGCGATGGCGATCACGCTGGCCGCGTCGAGGGTGACGAAGGCGCCGTTGCCGACTTTCCAGCGCACTTCCAGCGTCGGGTCAAGGCTGGCGGCCAGCGCGGCCCCGGTGATCCGCTGTTGCGACAGATCGTCGGTCTGCACGGGCAGGCCGTCGATCACGATCCCGGCGGCGATGGCTTCGTCGCGGCGGGCCTTGACCTGCGCTTTCAGCCGATCCCACGCGGTCGGCCGCACGGCCTCCGCCTCGGCCTCCGTCAGGAAGCGCTGGCTTCGAGACAGCCAGATTTGCCCGTCGTCCATGATCGCGCTGTCCTCGCCGTAGGCGGCCCGGACGCGGGCGTGGATCGTGCTCAGGTCGTCCATGTCAAAGGTCCCTGATCCAGCGCCCGTCAAGGCGGATGGTCCTGATGGTGGCGGTGCCGCCGGTCGCCGTGCGCGAGGCTTGGAGCTCGACCGTCGTTGCGACAGGCAGATTGATATAGGCCGACCTGCCGAGCGCGGGGGTAAACACGTCGAAGCCGGGCGTGATTTCCATCAGAGATGCAGAGGTATCCGTGCGGATGACCCGCACCCGGCCGGGCACCGTCCCTAATACGCCTGCATGAAGCGAGACATGCCAGAGCCCTGGGTCCAACGTGGCGCTGGTGGCCTGTGTGTCATAGGTGTTCGAGCTCGTCGAGACCGACTCCACCGCCAGGGCGAGGGTGCGTCCGGTGCCGCCCGGCGCAATCTCCACAGACGGCAGAACAATCCAGTTCGATCCGTCGTAGACTGCGACCGTCTCGAAATACCCAGCCCCCGCAGCGCCGGCGCGGATGTAGCCCGCCGGCAGCGCCGCGCCGGTGACCGTCCGGCAAGCGATGGGCGTGCCGCCGTCCAGCGCGATGGTGGTCGCGCCGGTATTGGCCGCCGTCGCGCGGAACCGCAGCTGCAGGCCCGTGGGCGGGGTGCCGGTAAAAACAGGAGACGGGCCGGTCTGCAGGGTGATGGCATCGGCGGTGCCGCCGATGTTCATGCGCCGCGACGGGCTTGCGGACAAAATATTCGCGCTGTCGCCCGTCTTCAGCAGCCGACCGGCGGTGTTGTCGGTCGCGCTGGTCGTCACGGTCGCGGTGGCCGCCGTGCCCAAGCCCAGGTTGCTCCGCGCGGCGGCGGCGGTCGTGGCCCCCGTGCCGCCGTTGGCGAGGGGCACGGTGTTCTGCGTAGCCACTGCGCCGAGGCCCAGGTTGCTCCGCGCGGCGGCGGCGGTCGTGGCCCCCGTGCCGCCGTTGGCGAGGGGCACGGTGTTCTGCGTAGCCACTGCGCCGAGGCCCAGGTTGCTCCGCGCGGCGGCGGCGGTCGTGGCCCCCGTGCCGCC